TAGACGCTGTTTAGCCTCTGTCAATTGCTCTAGGTAATCCATTTGAGCAACTGCATCACCTGACTGGGCAGCTTGCAACATCTTCATTTTTGCATACTCGACACGGGTGGCTTCATCCTCCACTGCCTTGTCAATCTGTGCAAACTGATACGATGATGCCGTATTCTCTACTGCAGCCAAGCGGCGAGCTAATTCTTCGTTACGCTTTTCAAGTGCTGAAATCTTGTGTTTAGATGATGCCTCACGCTGTTTAGCTAACTCTTTTTTAAGTCTTCGCTCTTCACGTCTAGCCTCGCGAATCTTCTCGCGCTCATCTTCGTCTTCTTCATCTTGTTGATCATTTTCTTGATCATCTTGCTGATCTTCCTCGTCGGAGTCCTCTGAAGATTCAATTTTCTTGTCTTCTTCAACTTCTAGGAGATCATCTGGGTGCTCTTCTAATCCAACCAAAGCACTACCATCTTCCCGTTCTTTTACGGGGATATCTTTATCATTATCTGCCATACTTTTCTTTCAAAAGTTAATCTACAAACGCTTTCATCTTCTGCGCATATTCAAACGACTTAATGCGAGAGATGATTTCACGGGCCTGTAACGTAATAAAGACCACGGGGGATCCTTCGTCATCAGGTTGAACAACAAAACGATCGCCGCCGTACTTAATGGTGCGAACTAAGTCACCAACATTACACCAATTGCCTTCCGGCCACGGGGATAAGTCTTCGGGTGATTTGTATGCCAAGGGTCCAATTTGGATTACCTTAGCCACTGTCTCGTTGAATCGTAACGTCTGTCTGGTCTCATCTACCAAGATGATTCCGCCTTTACTGGTTGACTTCTCGCGTCTTAGTTGTACCAAGACACGGTCTCCAGCTACCTCAATACCGGTGTCGATTGAAGGAAAACATTCTTCCTCTGATCTTAAATCCGGCTCTTCATTGCCCTTTAAATCAAACACTGTTCAGTGCTCCTTGACCTCTACAGGTCCTCTTCGTCTTCCCTCAAAATTTCATTAATAATGTCTTCTACTGCCTTAAAACCTTCGTATCTGCCAACTAATCGTTGATAATCTTCAAAGGAGTTGACATTACTTCCAGCGGTGAGGGTTTCCGCCAATTTTGCCTGCTCATCACGCGTACGCGCAATAATTTCAGAAATAAAGTCTTTCATACTAATACTAATGCAAAGGTGCGGAAAAATCCGCCCTAAACATTAATAGAAATTGCCGCCGCCAATGTCTTTTAGGTTTTTACCTGGACCGACTTTGCTCGAACGTGCTGGTTTGCCCTTAACTGCGTTGTTAGGACGCTTTGAGCCTGATAGGCCCTTATCTATTTTAGCGTCCGGGCCACCGCCAGAGGACGATTTTCCAGTTTCTTGGTATGTTTGACGAAAGCCTTGTAAATTTTCGGCCATTATATTGCTCCTGTTGGTTTGGGTGGTTGTGCTGCTAATTGTTGTAGTGCCTGTTGATGTGTTTGGTCGTTTTGCTGCATTGCTGTCGCATGCTCTAGGCCCGTCTGTTGTGCCTGTTGCTGAGCAGCAATTTGTTGCTGTACCTGCTGGGCCTCGTTAGACATTTGGCTTCTTTCTGCCTCTAAACCATGCTGACGTAGGTCCTGCTCGGCCGCGTTGGTTGCCTCTAATGCCGTAAGGTCATGCTCGTGCATCATGGCCATCTGGTCCTGTGTCAGTCCCATGTCGGCCGCAATCTGGGCAATACGCTCACGGGATGAGTTATTGATGTCTGCCAGAGCAATCTGGGTAGCGCTCTTGTTGGCATCAATCCTTGCCTGTGTCTCGTACTTAGCCTTAAGCTCAGCCACCTGACGCTGCAAGTTAGCGATGTCCAGCTCATACTCCATCTTGTCTTTGGCGGCAGACTGCTGTAGCTTAGCCTGTGACTCGGCGGATTTACGCTCTGTTTCTGCCATCTGTGTCTTAAGAATAACTTGAGCCGTTGGGTCATTAGCCGCAATATTTTGCTGCTGTTGCTGTTGTGCCTCTTGAACTTTTTGCGCCAGTTGTTGAATCTGTTGAATGTACGGGGCCATGTCCTGCTGTGAGTCCTGGCTAACCATTTGTGATGCTAATGCTAAGGCCTGCTGTGCCTCGAGGTCTAATGGCTTCTCTTGGTTTAGTTCTAGTGTATCGCGGCCACCTTGTGCCTGCGCCACGTATGCGCGCATAGACTGCAGATAGTGCAGTGTCAAGTGTTGCTTGATGTGTTCTAGTGCGTGTGGTGAGAACGATGGGCCAATGACTGGGTTACCACCATAGGCAGGGTCTTGTGCGTAGGCTAGGTGAATCTTAATGTGTGAAATATGGTCTTGGTCTGGGTAGGCAGCCGCTGGTCTTCCCATGGTCATAGAGACGTTCTCTAGCGCCGGGTTAGACTCCTTGGCCCCCATTGGGTTTGGTAATACCTCGTCAATTGACGGGACCTTAAGCTGACCAAGGACGCGGCGATAGACGGCGCGAATGTCAAACATCCCCGGAGGCGCTGAGGTAGCCATCTGTAGAAGGGCTTGGTTTTGTGCAACGCGTTGCGTTTCAGAGAAAATGTTAGGATCTGATACTGGACGGATATCATTGTTTGCGGAGAAGTCACGAATCTGGATTTCAGTACCAGACTGGTTATCCATCTCGTTAAGGTACCAGTGATTGATACGGGAAATGATTGATAGTGACTTAGCCTGTGAGCGGTGCATGCGGGCGTGAATACTGGAAAATACTTTAGCGCCCTGCTCGATTAATGCCTGGGCTGTACCAACCGGCATGTTGTTATTTGCCTCGCCAATCTTTTCTTCAGATGTAGATACTACACCCTTGGCTGCGGCCGTTAACCAATCTAAAAGATTTAATAAAACAGAGGATGGTTGATTAAACGGCATTGGCATCGCCAACTTACGCACATCATCTACCCCTGGTGCTCCCTCAATCTCTACTACCTGGGTCGGCTCGATTCTGTCTGACTGCCCACCAATGCGTCCACCTTTAAGTTTAAGAAGTGTCTGGCTGTTGTTGATATGAGCAGCGTCAAGAAGAGCACGCAAAGCACCGGTAAGAGCAGCACTAAGCCCGCCAATGAGATGAGGTAGTCCAATAGCGTACGCTCCACGCCAAGGAATGAATTTAAACTCGACATACCAGTCGAGCTTCTCAAGTTTCTCATCGTTACACTCCCAGTTACGGTATAGACCAACTACTTTAGATGTTGTCTCATCAATAGTTAAAATATAAGGTGCGCGGCGTCCATCTGTCTCAGTGTCATCATCCAGGCGAATGTAGCAAGTAATCTCATAGACACGGCGCAATCCATCAATGTTTGTGGAGGGGTCTTCTTTACCCTCAATCTTGTTATTGGCTTTTTGCGCGCCAGTTTGTTCTGTAAGTGGTGCATCAGATGTAGTGGTAGTATCAATATCACAGTAGATACCGGCCTCGACGCGTTGAATAAACGTGTCCTCTGTAATGTCCTGTACCTCAGTTACGCGCGGGGATGTATAGAAATTGGTTGATGCGTATGGTAAATAAATGTTATCAATTGCCACCCACTCACACGTCGGACGCTTTTGTTCTGTATCAAAACGCCACTTGAGAAACTGTGAACCACCTAACGGTAGCTGAGTGAGCAATTGCTCCATCTCATCACGGTACTCGGGGATCTGCTCGGATAGTTGCCAGTTAAGGAAGTCAACCTTACGCGCGGCTGTCTCTTCTTTAAGGCGGTCTGCGTTGCCCTTAATATTTGACTTAACAATACCATCTGGTGGTAGTAATTCTTTTGAGGAAGACGCAGCGAAGTCAACGCATGCCTCTGCCATAACGGGGTGGACGACTTTGGAAGCTCCGTCAAACGTGGCTCCTCCGGGCGCGTCCTTGCCGAGTCCAGTGCGACGAAGACCTTCTTCGTACTGTTTATCTCGTTGCTTGCGCGACTCCTTATCGACTTCAATAAGGTCTAAATATTCTTGTGCTAATCCATTAAGGACAGCCTCATCAAAAACCTCGGCCAGATTTTGATAAAACTCTGGTGCCTCTTGGGGTGATGACTTAGGGACAAAGTTAACTACGACACTACCATCCTCTAGCTCAATGACTTCTTCCTCGACGTCACCTGGCTCTAAACCAAGTGCCTCTTCGTAGTAGTCCATCTGGACATCTTGCATCTGCGCCTCTTGAATATTTTCCTCAGTATCTAGACCGGGTAAATTAGCGCCTTGCTGTATTGGTAATTGTGGTTGTGCCATAGATTATTGTTTGTAGAAACGGGTCTCTTTAATTTTTTGTAGCTGGTCTGCTTTTAGCTTAGCCTTGTATTGCTCCATCATAAGGCGCTCTTGTTCTTGCTTTTTCCAACCATCAAGTGTGGCGTCACCGACCTCTGGGGAGTATGTCATTCCAGAAATTAAAGCGGTAAGTGGATTAAATGGTGCGAATGCTGAAAATCCAACGCCGGCTGTTCTTGCTGCGGCCTCTGGATATTTTTCTGATTTAATATCTTGTGCAATATGACGTGCGTCTTCCGGGATAAACGGTAACGCAAACGCAGACTGACTTGCAATGTTTTTAACTGAGGATCCTGCCGCAAATTTTTGTGGTGTCTGACCCTGCGCCATAATTGCTGCCAACATGTCCTCAACTGACATACGTGGCTGACCTCCCTCTGCAAATTTTTGGGGTAGGCCTGTCTCTTCCATCAGCATTTGCTGCGGCGTCTTGAGCATTTGATTAGGGGCGTGAGTCTTGGCTCCGGCCTCTTCAAGCAGCATTTGGTGGGGAGTTTTAAGAATATCCATTCTAATTATACTAATGCACAAAGACGGGGGAAACCGCCCCTATTGGGCGTAGGGGTTGCTGAACTTCTTCCTGGCGTCGTCATCTGCGTAGTCATAGTCGCGGGCGGGTAGGGGGTCAAGCTGCAGCCATCCGCTGTCCCTGAGCACGCGTAGTGCCTGTGAGAGGGCATCCACGTAGTCATCGTGCCCGCCTGCCTCTGGGAACGAACACACCTGACGCAAGAACTTCTTGGCCCAGGGAGCAAACTCCCCTGGGTTGTCTGGGTCCTCCGGTATGAAAACTTTTCCCTTGGCAACCAGTGGGGCGACAATGTTCAGACGCTGCACCTTATCCGCTCTGCCGGGGTTATACCCACGAACGGGGACACCAGCGCCTTGCAGCTCCTGTATAAGACTGATACCGGCGGACTTATCCTCCATAAGGATGAGGTCTGCCTTCTTGCCTTTACCAAAGTCATTGTCCGCCCCATAAACAACTTCTTTGAAGTCATCAATTACTTTTCTTCGCAGCTCAGGGTATGACAGGTGATCATCCCAGCAGTCAAGCAGCATGACACAAGTGCCCGCGTCTTCCCTGTCAAATATACCCCAGACCTCACACGCGGTTGGGTCGTTCATGGTCTTTTCTGAGGTTGCCGGATCGTAGGAGGCAATCACATACTCAAGGACCGGCGTTGGTTTGTTTGCTGGCCACATACGGAACATCTTACGCTTGATGATACCAGAGGACTCCGGGTCAAGGATCTCCCCGTAGATCTCCTGCCTTCCAAGGTCTGTCCCCTCGTAAGTATCTAATTGCTTAAAAAAGGTCTCTGAGAGGTTCTGACGGTTGTCAAACGAACTGGCATTGACCACGTAGACGTCACCACCTATCTTGCCCTCGTTTAAATCTACAATTAATTCTTTTGGTTTGGGGGTTGTTGTGATGATTTGTTGGACACGGGATATTCTAGGGTCCTTAAGACGCAGTGTGAACTGGACGCCGTCGTACGCATCATCGAGGTAGTCAAAAGCGCACAGCTCGTCAAACCAAGCCCCATGATACTGTTTACCGCGATACCGTTCTGGCTCTGAGGCGGGGATGCCCTGGATAATGGAACCATTAGTGAGTGTAATCTCAAAGAGGGACTTGTTGTAGTCTCGGATGAGACTAGCTGGGATAATATTAAGGAGTCCGGAATCTCCCTCGAAACAAGTCGCTCGTATGTCGTTAGAGGTTGGGGCGGTGACAAGCCAGCGTGTGTTGTCGTACTTCCAAGCACGAATGCCAATCCAGTGACTAGCAGTGTGCGTCTTACCAGATCCGCGACCGGCAAGCATAAGAAACGTGTCATACTCTCCATCGTCTGGTTCCCTTTGGTGTGGTAGTGCCTGCAGGGCCCACTTAACCTGCCAAAGCGCGGCGTCAAGCTGCTGCTTGGGCCAGTGCTTGTGCGCCTCGGCAAATTTAGTGAGCGTCTGCTCCTGTTTTGGTGTTAAAGACATGGGATAAAGCCCTCCCCCGCTAAAATGGTGCCATCCTCGCCGTTAGTCTCGATATGTACACACAGCTGGGATGGTATTGGGCTAATTTTGCTGACATATCTGCGGCCGTAGTGTATTTTTGGCGGCGGGGAGTCTTGCCCTGGGTGGATCTTGACGCGAATCTTAAACCAGAGGGTGTAGTACCCCTTATCCTCGTCGTGGGTTAGCGATGTTTTGGCGCCCAATGACTCCGCCAACAGCTGAACACGACGTACGGTGTCGTAGTTGGCAGATGAAAACCGAAATTTGTCCGATTTTTTGTCGTACTGGCGGTTTTTTGCGCAAATAATACCAGAAAGCAGCTCAATTCGTTGCTCTGTAGATGAAAGCAGGTAGTTGTTTGGTATTTTTGAGGGGATGTTGGGGATTAGTTGCCTACTAATTCGCGGTTCACAGGTAAAGTCACGCTCCCCCGTGTTTAAAAGAATGCACAACTCGGTGCGGTACCCATGATCCATAAACTTTTCACGGACGTAGTCGGTGCAGCCACGTGCCGCGGCCATGGTGCCGGTGGATCTGCGGGCAAAAAACCAAAAGCCAAACACAAATGGGGGCACCGGCAGGTCCATGTGGGGTAGTGCCAGGGGGTTGGCCGTGGGGACCGAGATGGTTTTTCTGTTTCGCTTGTCTATGAGGGGGGTAGTAAGGAGTGTCTGCGCGTCTAGGGGTTTAAGTGGGCGACGAAACTGTAGCTTGCCCTTGTATGTCTGGAGCCGGTTGCGGTACTTGAAGTTTTCGGTGGGGAGTGTGAGCCTGGAGTCGCCCGTGATGGAGAGGTGGTCGTTGAACGTGACCTCATAGCAGGTGGTGCCCTGGTACTGCTGCGCCATTGTTACCTTAACCAGTCTGCCCTTACGGTCAAAGACATAGTCACCTACCTCCAGCTGAGACGCTGGCTTCCAGTAATCAAGCGTTAGTATTTTTGTTTGTGCTGATATTGCCATAAAAATTATCGAGGACCCAGTGGTCCAGCCATCGCCCTAACGGCGTGCGTATCCTATTTTGTGTTTCGACTGGCAGGTTTTTAATATTGACCGCCTCTGCCGTAATGGAAAGTCTGAACTGCAGATACTTGACGGTCTCTGAATCAAATACCTCTACAGGTACGTCAACCATTTCCAAGTTATCTACGTTACATACCAGTACACGAAGCCCGAGGAACTGACCTTGGTGTCCTTGAAGGGCACCCTGTATTTGGTAAACGTAATTGTTCATACTAACACTAATGCAAAAAATAACACATTGTTGTCCTGCTTTTAAAAATAAAAACGGGGTGACGGGGGTTGCGGACCATATTTGACCCCCCTTACCATTTTATTTATTTTTTTAAAAAAAAATTTAAAAAAGAGTAAAAAGGGGCCGCTACCCCCGTCACCCCGTCAAAACTCTGTAAGTCGTTGATTCTAGGTTCTCCAAATGATAATCATTATCATTTACTTTTTACAACTTTTCAAAAAAAAATTTAGACATTAGGGTTTACCCTAGCAAAAGAGTGTTTTTGGCTGGAGTATAAAAATTCAGTCTTGGGCATGGGGCCACCGAGCCCGACCCGGACAGGACCCAAATTGGGTGTATCGCTTTTAAAAAAGCCCCCTATGCACCAATTTGGTGCATTGTAAGTAAGCGCTAACTAACCTATGCACCACATTGGTGCGCTATGTAAGTGAGCGCTTACTGGGGCGGTGCTATGTAAGTGAGTACTCACTGGGGCGTTTCACATTGTGGTACGTCATCTCATAATGTGAAATGCAGATGACGCGGCGCAACACTGGGCAAGATCCGTGCCAATCTTCGCGCCCATGCACCCATTGTCATAGCCATGTAGTCCCGTGCACCAATGTGGTGCATTGCAAGAATCGTGCCAGTTAGCCCGTGCACCAATATGGTGCATCGAGGGACATGCAAGAATCGTGCCAGTCTGCCTATGCGGTTTATAGGTCATTAGAGGCACCTAGGAGACGCGCTGATATGGGATGAGGGGGTAGCCTAGGAGGGTCGGAGATCTCTAGTCTTCCAGTCATTACGGGGCTCTCAGGGCGATGCGCGCGCGAGGGGCAAAAGTGGGAGGTGGGCGAGAATATATTTTTAATCCGATTGCCTGCAATCCCAATAACCCTGCAGTCTAGTCAGGTATTAAATGAGTGCTTGCAATAATTCTCAAAGGTCATTATAGTAGAGGTTATAGGAAGTGCAGTGGCTAATCCACTCAACAGGTGACTAAGTACCAGCCTGTATAAACGTGTGGCAGATCAGGTGCATAGGTGCCTGTGATCCTAGCCTAGACAGTGGCACGGGGATCTAAAGAGGTACCCACGGCGTAGGCTGTCGCAACAGTGGGCTGATAGTAGTGCTCAGAGCGCATTGTAACCAGTGCGCTCGAGGCAGTACTAACCAACTAACACAAAGGAATACACCATGCCAAAATTCACAATCGTAAAATTGATCGACGAGAAAAAGGTAGTGCCTGCAAGATTATTACCTGAGCAATTAGGCGATAACCTTACATGGCAGGTAGATGACATCAACGTACTAGAATACAATCCTAAGACCAAGCAGTTTAGTTTTGAGATTTACGAATTTCAAGACGATGACTACGAGCTAGTCAATACCCTAGGTCATGAGGATGCGTATCAGGTGGCACTGGATGAGGGTATCATCTACGAGTAAGCAGGTCGAAACAGTCGTGAGACTGTATGCCAGTATGGCTGGCACTGATGAGACCAACATAGGAGAATTATGTATACAATCAATATCGGGCAAGACAATCCATTCTTGCACCAGCGCAATACAGTCGAGCTCACCCTAGTACAGGCTTTAAAGTACATCAATGGCGTGCGTCAAATCCGTATCAGTCAAGACGGCGACGAGCCAACAGTCATCATCCAGTGTGATTTTATTCACGGCAGTATTGGTGTATTGGCGACGGCACTAGATCAAGACTGCATAGCAGTGTTTAACCATAGCACCAACACCGGCGAGCTAATCGGTGACAAGGCAGACCAGTGGGGTGATTTTAACCCTGAGTTTTTCCAACATATCTAGGGGGTAGTATGACACCAATGCTAAAGGATGCACTAGCAATCGACGAGCTCAATTATGATCTCACTGAGATTATTGCCGTAGACGACCGGTGCGCAGTGGAAGATATACCGGACGAGACGATCCTAGGAGAGGCAATCTACGTGCTAGAGAAATTTACAAGCCCAGTACAGGGTTTCTTGCACCACGATTGCCTGATGGGAAGAGACGGCGCCGACGAGCAACGTTGGGCGCGTAAGAATGTTAAACAGCTCAAGGCATTCATTAAGAAGTATAATAAGTAACAGGTCGAAACCGCAGGGATGCG